ATTCGCTGCGTCAACTTGACGACGTGGTGCTGCACGTCCACGATGAAATTGTGATCGAGACCGCAACGCCCGACCCCGAGGCGCTGCGCTTGGTCATGTGTACCCCGCCCGATTGGGCTAAGGGTTTACCCCTAGACGCTGAAGTCTCAATTATGGAGCGATACGGAAAATGAATTTCTTAACTTATCTCGAAAACATTGCGCCCGAGGGCGAGGTTATTTTGTTCGTGCGGCAAAAACCCATCCTTAAGGACGGCGAGACCCAATATCACGCCGATGGAGCAATCAGATGCGCGTGGCCTGCGTTCCTGCCCAAGAAGTGGAAGCCCGACCAAGCGTGGTACTGCAACACCGGCTGCTTCATCATCGACCGATTCGACGAGGGCAAGCCCGCAGCGAAGGCCGATGCCTGCGAGCGTGTGGCGTTCCTCGTGCTGGATGACGTGGGCACCAAAGCCAAGGTGCCGCCCATCGACCCGACGTGGATCATGGAGACCAGCCCCAACAACTACCAGTACGGCTACACCTTTGCCCTTGACGACCAGCCCATGAAGGGCGAGTTTAGCGCGGCGATTGTCGCCATCGCCGAGGCAGGCTACACCGACGGCGGCGCGATCAATCCCGTGCGTAACTTCAGACTGCCCGGCTCGATCAACCTCAAGCCTGGCCGCGACCGCTTCGCATCCAACTTGGTCGAGTTTCACCCAGAGCGGGAATTTTCATTGGCTGAGATATGCACCGCCTTGGGCGTGGTGCCCAACCCAGCCGACACCGCCACCGTGCGCCCGATCCGGCTCACAGATGACGGCGGCGATGACGTGCTGGCGTGGGCGGCAGCGCGTGGCGACTTGCTGGAAAAGGGCAACAGCAGCGGCTGGTGGGGCATCGTTTGCCCGAACAGCGCCGAGCATAGCGACGGCAACCCGATGGGCCGCTATCACCCCGTCAACCGCGCCTATTGCTGCCTGCATGAGCATTGTTCTGAGTGGGACAGCGTGGCGTATCTCGCGTGGGTGGAAGAGCAGGGTGGGCCTAAACGCTCGCATGGCCTGCGCGACGAGTTGCTGGCCGCAGTGATGGAGAACACCCTTTCCAAGCTAACCCCGACAGTCGAATATCCCGACGACGCTGCGACAGTCATCGCCGAGGTCGAGCATCGCGAACTGGGCCGCGTGGAGATGTCCGGCTGGTTCGAGCGCTTTGCGTACATACAGAACGACGACGCCTACTTTGACATGGAAGATCGGCGCGAGGTGATGCGTAAGACCTTTAACGCCTTGTTTCGGCACATCAACTGCAAGTCCCGCCACGGCAAGCACCCCAAGATCGAGGCGTCTAATTCATTTGACGAATACCGCCAAGACAAGGGAGCCCGCGCCCTGGTCGGTATCACCTACGCCGCAGGCGAGTCGGTGCTAGTGGCCCGTGAGGGCTTGGTCTACGGCAACCGCTGGCGCGACGCCCGCCCCGAACCGGTGGCCGCTGACGTGTCCGCGTGGCTGCGCCATGTCGAGCGCATGGTGCCGATTGAATTCGAGCGTGAGCATCTTTTAAACGCCCTGGCACACAAGGTGCAGTTTCCCAGCCACAAGATCAACCACGCCATCCTCTTGGGCGGCAATCATGGGTCGGGCAAAGATACCCTCTTTGCGCCTTTCTTTTGGGCCATAGGCGGCAAGGCCAAGGCCAATTGCTCCTTGGTCAAGAATGAAGACCTTAGTTCGCAGTGGGGCTATGCGCTCGAATGCGAAGTGATGGAAATCGCCGAGTTGCGCCAGGCAGAGGCCAAAGACCGGCGCGCGCTGGAGAATACCCTTAAGCCCATCATCGCAGCGCCGCCCGAGTTGCTAATGGTCAACCGCAAGGGCTTGCACCCGTACATGGCCCTTAACCGCGTGTTCGTGGTGGCGTTCAGTAACGAGCGCGTGGCGATCAGTCTGCCCTCAGAGGATCGCCGATGGTTTGTCTTATGGTCCGAAGCAGGCAAGCTCCCCGAAGCAGAGGCGGTTAGCCTTTGGAATTGGTACGAGCACCGAGGCGGCTTTGCAGCAGTGGCCGCGTACTTGCACACCCGCGACGTGAGCGCCTGGAACCCCAACGCAGCGCCCCCGATGACAGAGGCCAAGGCCATCATGGTCGAGCATGGCATGAGCGGCGCTGAGTCGTTCCTAGTTAACCTGATCAAGGCCCGCCAGCGTGCGTTTTCTAGCGGCGTGGTCGGCGCGCCCTTTTACGCCATCTGCGATGAGTTGCAGTTATACGCGCCAGCAGGCATAAAAATCGTCCCCCCAGCCCTTATGCACGCGCTGAAGGAAGCGGGCTGGGTCGATATGGGGCGCCTGGCGTCCCGCGAGTACCAAACCAAAAAGCACATATTTTGCGCGCCTGAGTTAGCCAAAAGCAATAAATCGGACTTGCGCCGCGCCATAGAAAAAGCCCCGGAAGGGGGCTTAATCAAGATCGAAAAGAATAGCTAATATGGCGGCGGCTAACGCCGCTGCGATTATGAGCATTCCAGCGCGCGCTTTGCGGCGGCGCGTGTCGCTTCGTTATCATCGTCCAACAGGGCGCGCAACACATCTTCTAGTTGCACAATGCGGTAATCGTCCGGCGAGTAATCGGGCATAAGCGCAAGTAAATCATCAATTTCCGATTGTGCTTCGCTTTTGTTAGCGAACGTCATAGGCGCGCCGCCGTCAGTCCAACAGTTTTCCCATGTGTTAATCATGCGGGTTTGTACTTCGTAAGTCATAGGTACTCCAAAAGTAAGACAGCCAAGGCAAGGCCGATAGCCACGGCTAGCATTGCGCTAGCCCAAAGGCGCGCTATGGGCGCGGGGGTGTAATGCTCCCTCATGCTTCCACCTCCATGCTGTCTTGACCTTGGGGGGTGCTGATGTGCTTAGACAATGGCTCGAACATATCAAGCGCCGCGTTACCGGCCTCAAACGCCGCCGCGTGGTTGCGCGCGCCGCAATAGACGCCGGGCGAATTCAGGGCGAAGTAATCGCGCACATAAGCATGGGTTGATAGCTCCGCGCCAAAGCGCGGGAATGAGCGCCCGCAACCGGCGGTTATGGGCTTGCGGCGCGCTTTCTTGCTTGCGAGTTCTTGCACTTGCGCGGCGCGCTCTGGGCTTTTGAGTGTGTAGGTAGTGGATTCGATTTTGAGTGTGTACATGATAGGGTTCCTTAAAATTGAGCGTAGACAATGCCGGAGGGCGTAACGCCAACGACAAACGTGTGTTCTTCCAAGTAGGCGCGCACATAATCCCGCTCTCCGTCCGTGTCGCCTTCTTCGACGGAGCTAAATTCCAGCCCATAGGACTCGGCGATTTGCTCGACGCTATCCTCTGAGTATTCGCAACAGAGCGCGACGACATCAAGATCGTAATCATTGTCTACGTCTTCCAAGTAGTCGAACAAGAGGCCGAGCGCCTCATAACTGAATTGGTCAGCGCGTCCGCATTGGCGGAACTCGTCGCGGAACTGAGATGCGTTTTCAATAGTGAGTTTCATTTTGTGTGCCTTTACTGTATTAAGTAGCGAAGCTGCTACGGTTGATATTGTAAGGGATTTTCTTACGCAATGCAATAGCCCTTAATATTAGTCAAGTATTGTGCATTTTGTGGGCACCTAGCCTGGCGGTTTGTAGGCATCGCTGATTTTCTGCGGTTCTCCAATGGCGACCGTATATTGTTGGCTATATTGTCATTAATTTGATGTTAACTTATCTAAACCTTACATTTCACATTATGAAATCTTACAATACTTACAATATGGGGTAGAGCGACTGAAATTGGCAAAAAAGATGACCTACATGACCTACAGTGCCAACCGCACACAATCACCGCATTTTGCACGCAATGCATGGCCGCACTGTTAACGCAGGCCACCTAACTCAATTGGCATGGCCCACATGGCCCACATGGTGCGCGGCCAGGCGCACGCACTGGCGCGCGGCCAGGTAGCTAGCAGCGCAGGCCATGCAACCGCGTAGGCTATGCCAACATGACCCACAAACCACTTGCCATTTTGCGTAGGATTCCTGCTCGAGGGGGGAGGGGTAGGGCCGACGCAATGGGCCAACGTAAACGGAGGGGCCACAAACAAAATTTTTTTTAATGTAAACTTCCCGCACACGCCTCCCAGGCGCAGGAGAACAAATGTTCAAATCACTGCCGCTCACTGTCCGACACGTCCAAGCGACTGAATCGCGCTTGCAGGCGATATACGACGCTGCCAAACTGGGGCTTAAAGGCGACACGCTGGCGCTGGCTTCTGGGATGCGGCCTGAAGAGTACCGGCACCTGTGCCAATTTGACGCACTGGCCGAGATGGCCGCAATCAAGGGTAAGGCCGACGGCGAGCGCGAGATGGCTGACATTTTGCACAAGGCTGCCCGCGAGGGTGACGCCAAGGCGGCGCTTGAGATTCTCAAACACCAGCACGGCTGGGTCGCCAAGCAGTCCATCACGGTGGACATTGACCAGCGCATATCCATCACGCAAGCGCTGCAAGAAGCAGAGATGCGCGTCATTGAGGTCGTAGATGCAGTCAACCAGATACAGCGCTGAAGATGAACAAGCCCTGATGGCGCGTCTGTGGACGCCGCGCATCAAGGACAACCCGCTCAACTTTGTAGCGTTGGTATTCCCGTGGGGCGTCAAGGGCACGCCGCTGGAGAACTTCAAAGGGCCGCGCAAGTGGCAGCGCGAGGTGTTGCAAGACATCGCCGAGCATATAGAAGCAAACAAGGGCCAGCTAGATTACGCAGTATTGCAAGCCGCCATTTCGTCTGGCCGCGGTATCGGCAAGTCGGCCTTGGTCAGTTGGATCACGATCTGGATGTTGGCGACCCGCATCGGCTCGACGACCATCATCTCGGCCAACAGTGAATCTCAGCTACGCTCAATCACTTGGGCCGAAATTACCAAGTGGCTGGCGATGGCGATCAACTCGCACTGGTTTGAGGTGAGCGCGACCAGAGTCATGCCCGCCAAGTGGTTGACCGAACTGGTCGAGCGGGACTTGAAGAAGGGCACCAGGTACTGGGGCGTCGAGGGGCGGCTGTGGTCAGCGGAGAACCCCGACGCCTACGCGGGTGTGCATAACTACGACGGCGTGCTGGTGGTGTTCGACGAGGCCAGTGGTATTGACGACACGATTTGGGCGGTGACTGCGGGTTTCTTTACCGAGAACACGCCCAACCGCTTCTGGCTGGCGTTTTCCAACCCGCGCCGCAACACGGGGTACTTCTACGAGGCGTTCAACTCCAAGCGGGCGTTTTGGAAAACCAAGGTCGTAGACGCGCGCACGGTAGAGGGTACGGACAAACAAGTCTATGAGCGGATCATTCAGGAATATGGGCCGGACTCCTCACAGTCGCACGTCGAGGTCTACGGGATGTTTCCAAGCGCGGGCGACGACCAGTTCATCGGCTCGGACATAGTGGACGAGGCCATGAAGCGGGAAAAGTACAAAGACTTGTCCGCGCCCATCATCATCGGCGTTGATCCGGCGCGCTACGGCGCGGACGCCACGGTCATCGCCGTGCGCCAAGGACGGGACATAATCAATATCACCCGGCACCGGGGCGATGACACGATGACGGTGGTGGGGTATGTGATCGACGCGATTGAGGAATATAAGCCGACCCTGGTGGTGATCGACGAGGGTGGGCTGGGCGCTGGAATTGTGGACAGACTCAAAGAGCAGCGGTACAAGATTAAGGGTGTAAACTTCGGAAATAAGTCTAAAAACCCGATAATGTACGGAAATATGCGCGCGCAGATGTGGGGTGAGATGCGGGAATGGTTGAAATCTGCTAGTATCCCGACCGACAGGTTCTTGAAGACGGATTTGATTTCGCCTAAGATGAAGCCTGATTCACGTGGAACAATCTTCTTGGAGAGCAAGAAAGAAATGAAAGCACGGGGTTTAGCATCACCAGACGCAGCGGACGCTATATGCGTGACGTTTGCTTTTCCTGTGGCTCACCGCGAGTATACTGAGCCCACTCGCCGCTATAACGCTCAAGACGGCGCAATGCACACATCTTGGATGGGGTCTTAATATGCCACTCGTCAAATCATCTTCACCCAAAGCCTTTCGTGAAAACGTAAAAGCTGAAGTTAAAGCTGGCAAGCCGGTCAAACAAGCTGTGGCGATTGCTTATGCGGTAAAGCGCAGCGCACCAGCCCCAAAAGGCAAGAAATAATATGGCTGATTACACCGGCATGGTGGCGGTAGGAAATGTCGCCAACGGTGGCGGCAAAAAGAACGACGACTCCGGCATACTGGCAACAGCCCGTAGCCGCCTAGACATGGCGATATCGGCGCTGTCTGAGTCCCGCGAGGACGAGATAGACGACTTGAAGTTCTACGCCGGAAGCCCAGACAACCACTGGCAGTGGCCTGCTGATGTGCTGGCGACTCGCGGCGCGGTGCAGGGCCAGACGATCAACGCTCGCCCGTGCCTTACCATTAACAAGCTGCCGCAGCACGTACGGCAAGTCACCAATGACCAACGCCAAAATCGCCCAACAGGCAAAGTTATTCCAGCCGACGACAAGGCCGACATTGACGTTGCCGAAGTCTTCAACGGCATGGTCAGGCATATTGAATACATCTCGGATGCAGATGTCGCTTACGACACCGCCTGCGAAAACCAAGTCTCCTACGGAGAAGGCTACATCCGAATCTTGACCGAGTATTGCGACGACAATACCTTTGACCAAGACATCAAAATTGGCCGGGTTCGCAATAGTTTTTCGGTTTACATGGACCCGACAATCCAAGACCCTTGCGGCGCGGATGCCAAGTATTGTTTTGTAACGGAAGACATTAGCAAAGATGATTACGAGCGGATGTACCCCGACTCAGCGCCCATTACAACCTTGCAAACGCTGGGTGTGGGTGATCAAAACCTGTCTCAGTGGCTCAATGAAGACACGATCCGCATCGCTGACTACTATTACGTCGATTACGACAAGGGCACGCTCAATTTGTACCCTGGCAACGCCACGGCTTTTGAGGGAACGCCTGAAGACAAGCAGTTGCGCGCTATTTACGGCAAACCCAAGAAATCTAGGCAGTCTGACCGGCCACGCATCAAGTATTGCAAGATAAACGGCTACGAAATCTTGGAAGAACGCGAGTGGGCGGGCAAATACATCCCAATTGTGCGGATTGTGGGCAATGAATTTGAGGTTGACGGTCGCTTGTACGTGTCTGGCCTAGTGAGAAACGCCAAAGATGCACAACGGATGTACAACTATTGGGTTAGCCAAGAAGCCGAGATGCTGGCCTTGGCACCCAAAGCGCCATTTATTGGTTATGGCGGTCAGTTTGAGGGTTACGAGAACCAATGGAAGACCGCCAACACGACCAACTGGCCGTATTTGGAAGTCAATCCAGACGTTACAGACGGCGCGGGCGCTACGCTGCCACTACCCCAGCGGGCGCAGCCGCCAATGGCCTCCAGCGGGCTATTACAGGCCAAATCGGGCGCTTCTGAAGACATCAAGGCATCTACAGGCCAATATAACGCCTCTTTGGGCATGACATCCAACGAGCGCAGCGGCAAAGCCATTTTGGCCCGCCAGCGCGAGGGTGATGTCGGGACGTACCACTTTGGCGACAACTTGGCCCGTGGCGTGCGGTATCTGACCCGCCAACTGATTGACCTGATCCCCAAAATCTACGACACGCAACGCATCGCCCGCATCATTGGCGAAGACGGCGAAACCAGCATGGTCAAGATTGACCCAATGCAGGCCGAGCCGGTCAAAAAGATTGTCAATCAAGAAGGCATTGTGATTGACAAGATTTACAACCCTGGCGTGGGTAAGTACGACGTGGTGGCTACCACCGGCCCAGGCTACGCGACCAAGCGGCAAGAGGCGCTGGAGGCGATGGGCCAACTGTTGCAAGGCAACCCCCAACTATGGCAAGTGGCCGGTGACTTGTTTGTCAAGAACATGGATTGGCCGGGTGCCCAAGAGATGGCAAAGCGGTTTGCCAAGACTATTGATCCCAAACTCATGCAAGACGGTGACAAGCCGCCTGAGTTGCAGGCCGCAGAGCAGCAAATCCAAGCGATGGGCCAAGAGATGGAGCAGATGCACCAGATGATTATCAATGCTGGCAAGTCAATTGAGGCGCAGGATATGCACCGCAAAGACTTTGAGGCAACGGTCAAAGCATATCAAGCCGAAACCCAGCGGATTTCCGCTGTGCAGGCGTCTATGTCGCCGGAACAAATCCAAGACATCGTGCTAGGCACCGTGCATGGCATGATCACTTCGGGCGACTTGGTTAACGAAATGCCAGGGCGAGACATGGACACCGGCCCTGAGATGCCACAAGAAGGCATGGAACAACAACCAATGGGAATGCCACAATGATGTACAAAGCCGCCGATTTTGTCGGGATGCTATTCTTGGCCCGTGATGTGGCCCACAGCGTCCACTTAAACACCCGCAGCTACTCCAAGCACGTTGCGCTCAATATCTTTTATGAGCGCATTATTGGCGCTGCGGATGACTTTGCCGAAGCCTACCAAGGCCGTCATGGTCTGATGGGGCCGATCACACTGCATTCGGCCACCAAGACGGCCAACATCATCGACTTTTTGCAAAACCAGTTGGATGAGATTGAGAAGTGCCGTTATGACGTAGTGGACAGGACTGATATGTCGTTGCAACAGTTGATCGACAATATCATTGAAATTTATCTGCGTACCCTTTACAAACTCCGCTTTTTAGCATGACGTTATCCATTAATCACAGCGTAGCAGCGGACAGTAGTTTTACTGCCGCAGGGGCAACGGCGTGGAATAATGCACATTCGTTATCAGGGACTTTGCCAATTGATTCTGGCGGCACAGGGCAAACAACGGCGGCAACGGCCATTACGGCTTTGGCTGGGGCTCAAATTTCAGGGCGATATTTGCGTTCTGACGGCACAAATACGGCTTTGGCGGCTATTGTGGCTGCTGATGTACCTACGCTCAATCAAAACACTACTGGCACTTCGGCTAATGTGACCGGCACAGTGGCTGTGGCAAATGGCGGTACGGGTACAACAACTCCAGCGCTTGTCGCGGGCACAAACGTAACAATTACAGGTACTTGGCCTAACCAAACAATTAATTCTACAAATAGCAGTAGCGGCACGGTCACTTCGGTGGCCGCAAGCGTCCCTGCTTTTTTGTCCATCACTGGGTCGCCCATAACCACTTCAGGCACATTGGCAATTACCTATTCGGGAACAGCGCTTCCGGTTGTTAACGGTGGTACAGGCCAAACAACAGCCAGCGCGGCTTTTAACGCCTTGTCGCCAGTCACTAGCACTGGCGATTTGATTATTGGCAACGGCACCAACAGCGCAACTCGCCTAGGTATTGGCGCAAACAATTATGTTTTGACATCTAACGGCACTACGGCGACTTGGGCGCCCGCAAGCGGCGGTGGTAGCGGCATTACAACAGGCAAAAGTATCGCAATGGCAATGATTTTTGGATATTAATTATGGCAAACCCTAATATCGTTAACGTAACATCAATTTACGGAAACACCAGTTATTTAATTCCTAGCAGCACATCGGCTGCAACTTGGACTGCGCTTACGCCTGCATCTGGTACGGTCAACAAGATAGACAATATTGTTGCTACAAATGTAACAGGGTCTACTGCTACTGTAACCGTAGCAATCAACAGCGCTGCTGCTGGTGCGGGAACAAACTATCGTCTTGTTTACCAAGTGCCAGTTCCAGTAAACGCCTCAATTGTTGTTGCTGATAAAAGTACGGCTTTTTACCTTGGTGAAGCACAATCTATTGTGGTGACTGTTGGTACGGCTTCTGCAATTGAATTAACCGCATCTTACGAGGCGATTACCTAATGTCTACTAGGTACAAAGGTTCTATTATGGCTGCTACGGCAGCTACCAATAGTTCAATTGCCGCTATTGGTATTTGGCGTTCTAATGAAATTATGCAGGCAATACAAGCAGCTTTATGGCCTTTAATTAATACGACACCATCCGTTATTGAATATTTAATAGTTGCTGGTGGTGGTGGTGGTGGTGCAGCAGCAG